ATCTAAGGCATTCTAAAGGTGAATTTGAGGGCCGGCCGTTTGAGTTACTCGATTGGCAATGGGAGCGTTTGATTGCGCCGGCGTTCGGGTGGAAGAATGCAGACGGGCTACGCAGATACCGCCGCATCGGGTGTGCCGTGCCGAAGAAGAATGGGAAGAGTACACTGCTCGCGGGCGTTGGTATCTATATGACTTGCGCGGATGGAGAGGCGGGTGCTGAAGTGTATTCAGCGGGGGCGGACCGTAAGCAAGCTAGCATTATCTATCACGAAGCCGCGAGTATGATAAAGGCTTCCCCGGCACTATTATCCCGTATCAGTCTGCGGGAAAGTAGTAAGCAGTTCAGCTACCCCAAGCGAAATTGTGTATACGAAGCGTTGTCCGCGGAAGTCAATACTAAAGAGGGGCTGAATATCCACTGTCTGCTATTCGACGAGTTGCACGCGCAAAAGACGTGGGACTTGTGGAATACGTTAAGGTATGGTTTTATTTCCCGACGGCAGCCGATGCTATGGTGGATTACCACGGCGGGCATCGGGGCGGACCCGACCACACTATGTAATGCGCAATGGAATTACGCGAAGTCAATCCAAGAGTCATTAAGTGTTGACACGACGTTCCTTCCGTGCATCTACGAAGCAAGCGAAGATACCGATGATTGGGAAAGCCCTAGTGTATGGGAGTCAGTTAATCCAAGCTGGGGCGTGACGATGAACGCGAATGATTTTGCATCGGACGTATCGGAAGTAAAGGATAGCCCAATCAATGAGGGATCATTCAAACGATACCGATTGAACATGCGAACCAAGCAAGCTACCCGATGGATTCCCATGAAAAAATGGTATGCTTGCGGTAAGGATTTCAAGGCTAAGGATTGCCTGGGTTGGCCTTGCATTATCGGGCTTGACCTTGCAACGACCACTGACCTTGCGGCCGGCGTCTGCGTGTTTAAGCGAGGCAACAAATACCGTTGCATCCCCCACTTTTGGGCGCCAGAGGAATGCCTAAAGACTCGCGAGCGTGATAACAGAACGCGGCTAGGACATTGGGCAAAGCTAGGGTATATCACGCTAACCCCCGGTGATGTAATCGACTATGATGTTATCCGATCGCACTTGAATAAATGGGGGGATGCATTCGCTACGCGTGACTTGGTTATTGACGACTGGAATGCGACGAGCATTTCCACCGACTTGCAAGCTGACGGATTCAACGTGCTTCGGTCGCGTATGGGGTTTGCGAGTATCAGCGCCCCAACTAAAGAATTCGAGAAAATCATCCGCGGCGGGCTATTAGAGCATAATAATAATCCGGTGATGGATTGGATGATAAGTAATATCGCCGCGGAACAGAATGCTGCGGGTGATATCAAGCCAAGCAAGGTCAAGAGTAGCGAGAAGATAGACGGGCCGGTAGCTATGATCCTAGGTCTATCCAAGCTGATTCAGGTCGAGCCGAAGAAGATTTCGATATACAAATCGCGTGGCCTAGCATCAACGGGGGATAAAGCGTAATGGGTATCTTGTCTGACCTTGCAACATGGTATCTCAAGCGGCAAACCCGCTCTACGAAGTTCGCGGGGGTGCCGCTTCGCGACCCGGCGCTGGTATCTATGTTCGGCGATCGCGCCTCACAATCTGGCATGAATGTCGATGAGGTTACCGCGCTAAATAATAGCGCGGTATGGGCAGCGGTAAACCTACTGTCTTCATCGGTTGCTATGCTACCGATGGACGTATTGCGTATCGACGGCGATACGGTTATGTCCGATAAATCGCACCCGGCGTATCATGTATTGCACGATACGCCGAACGGGGAGATGACTCCCTACACGCTCATTGAAACGCTGATGGCCCATTGCTTGACGTGGGGCAACGGGTACGGTCAGATTGTATTCGGCGGTGATGATCCGCTGGAAATCTGGCCGATCATGCCTAATCAAATGAGGGCCGAGCGGGACAAGGAAGGCGGGTTAATTTATGAATTCCAAGCTCACTTTGAGGGTGAGACCGATTGCATATTCTTTCCCCATCAAATCATCCACGTCCCCGCGTTGACGTTCGATGGTGTAATGGGGTACGGGCCAGTGCGGCAAGCCCGTGAAGCCATCGGCCTTAGCCTCGCTACAGAATCCTACGGAGCAAGTTTCTTCGGCCGCGGGGCGTCCCCCGGCGGGGTGATTGAACACCCAATGGACCTAGGGGAGCAAGGTCGCAAGAATCTCCGCGAGTCGTGGGAAGAGTTGCATCGTGGGCCGGACAACTCCCACCGGCTCGCCGTGCTTGAAGAGGGGGCGACATATAAGCCGATCGGCTTCCCGCCGGAAGAGGCTCAGTTTCTACAGACGCGGCAATTTCAAGTAGTGGAAATTGCAAGGTGGTTCAACGTACCGCCCCACATGATTCGCGACCTGGCTAACGCTACGTTCAGTAATATTGAGCATCAGCAAATTGAATTCCTGATGTACTCCCTAGCCCCGTGGCTTACACGGTTCCAGCAAGAATTGAAGCGTAAGTTATTCATCGGGCGACATGCGGGCCGGTATGATATTGGATTTGACACGACCGCGTTGCTGCGAGCGGATATTACCACCCGATTCGCGGCGTATGCGACCGCTCGCAATGGGGGATGGTATACACTGAATGATATCCTTCGCGCTGAGGGCAAGAACGCGCTCCCACCGGGGCAAGGTGACGTTAGATTGGTCCCCTCCACGATGCAAGAAATGGGACGCAATCCCGAAGTCGATATGACCAAGCTTAAGCTTGCTGTTGACTTTGCACGGGGCTTGCATTCGGCGGGCGAGGATACAGTTACCGCGGTGCTATCTGCTGCGGTCCCCGATGCACAACCAGCATTGATCCGGCTAGTCGTCGCCGACGTGGTAGCCGCAGCTAAGCTATCCGATGCCCCGGTCGATGGTGGGAACGATCTTAAGAGTACGGTCGGCGGACTACAAGCTATCGGTGAGTTGCAGCGTGCAGTATATGCCGGGCAGCTGCCCCGAGAGGCCGGTATGGCCAACGCTAAGCTACTGTTCGGATTCACTGATATTGAAGTCGATTCGCTGTTCCCCGAAGTGGCACCAAAAGCTACATCGGTAGCGGAGGAACCAACGCCCGTTCGGTCAAGCCGCATGGCCGACGTACCAGTAATTTTGCAGGCAAACGATTACTCTTGCGGAGCCGCGGCGTATCTATCAGTAGCTAGGTATTTGGGTAGCAAGGACGCAAGCCAGAATGATGCAATCAAAGCACTGCGATCTAGCCCACGTGATGGCACCAGCCCGGTTGCAATCGTAGACATTGCAACGGAGAGCGGTCTATCGGTTGAGTTATATACCGATATGACTATTGATGAACTTGACACTGAAACCCGCGGCGGTAACCCGGTTATTGCGGCTATTCAAGTGGGCGACCCGACCGGCGATGACTCGGGGCATTACGTCGTTGTAATGGGGGTTGAGAATGGCATCGTGCATCTTATGGACCCATTGGACGGTAAGCGTAGTCTACCCGTCGCTGATTACGAATCCCGATGGCACGATAGCGGGTATGACCGACTTGGTATTGTCTTTGCGAAGGATACCAAACGGGAAGCCCGGCTGCGACTCAAAGATGTTATCGGGAAGCTCAAAGGTGCTGCACTCGCGGTAGCAAACGCGGCCTTAGCCCACGGGTTGGATATTGGTGAAGCCGTGTTGGATAACGTGCATGACTTCAACAAAATTAGTTACTACAAGGATCAAGACGGATTGCTCTTGGCTACCGGCATCAACGCTAACCAATGGGCAGCTATCGTAAGCACGGTCGTGACTAAGGCGTTGTACTACGTGAAGAAGAAAGCTAAATCCGGTCGGGCGCCAGATGCACCTAAGCCGGAGGTTACCGCGGAGCAAACGAATAGCCTTATGGACGTACTCCATTCGGCATTGGATATCGACCAACATATTGAAGGGGACATGGTGACGAATGAGCAGTAAAGAGATTCGCAGCGTAGGCACTAAGGTTGCGGTAGCCCGCGCCGCGGGGATGCCCGCTACCCTCACGGGTAGCCCGGTGGTGTATAATCAATGGAGTAGTATGATTCACGACTACTTCCAAGAGCGTATGTTGCCCGGTTGCTTTGATCGGTGCTTGAGCGATAAGCCTGATATCGTAGCATGTATTGACCATGATACGACAAAACTACTAGGTCGAACGAGCAATGGAACTCTGAGGATCGTGCAGACTAAAACCGGGCTTGATATCGAAGTTCCAACGCCCGACACTAGTTATGCCCGCGACTTGGTTACGATGGTAGAGCGGGCCGACATTAACGGTATGTCGTTCGTCTTCGATGTCATCACTGATAAGTGGTACAACGAAGGCGGTAAGCGTTGCCGCGACATTGTTGAGGGTCGCATTCATGAGGTTACATTTACCGGCTTCCCAGCGTATCCGCAGACTAGTTGTCAAGCTCGGTCAACTACTGCGGCGGGCGATGACGTGGGGTTGGCTAAGGCTAAGGAAGCGTTCAAGAAAAATGCCGCGAAGAATATGCAACGGCTCAAGCTCATGGGGGCGGAAACCTACGCGGAGTAGATATTGAAATACTACGTCACAGTCGCCGAAACCGCTAAGCTAATGCAAGTGCGGTATCTGCTTGGCCCGTATGATACGCACGAAGAAGCCTTGAGCAACATACCCCGCGGTAAAGGTCTAGCCAAGTGTGATCCGCGTAGCCCGTGGTATTACTACGGCACCGCGGGAACAGAGGCGATACTACCTACGTTATTCGGGCGTTAAAAGCAACCCCTGGCAGATAGCTACAGTAGGGGATTCCCTATTAAACTATCTGTTGGGGGTTTGTGTTTTTATGAGTCTTCGCCAAACCGCAAAAACGCTTCGCGAACAGCGTAAGCAATTGTTGGCCGAAGCTCGCGGGATTTTGGTCGATGACAAGGGCCAAACCCGCGAGCTAGGGAATGACGATCAAGCCAAGTGGGATAGGGCAATGGAGCAATTCGATGCCCTAGGCGCCCGCGTTGATACGTTGGAAAAGCAGGCC